GATCGTCACACGTCTGTAGTAACGGTTTGTGTTGTCAACCAGACGTCCAAGACCCTGGTTACCAGCGGCACCCTTAGCGCCTTCGGCGAATGGGTTAGCCACGATACCGTAGCGAGTCTTGAATCCAATGTTAGGCTGGAATGTCTCAGCTGTCACGGAGCGCACCATTTGCAGGGGCACGTAAGGACAGTAGAAGAGTCCGGCGTCATAAGCGGAGGTTCCTTTGTAGCCAGCCACGTAGTACTGGGTGTCGGAAACGTTAGCCGAGAATGGGTCGATGAAGACCTTGAGCTTACCATTGATGGTACCAGCAAAGAGGTTGCCAGTGTCATCGACGTTCAGGTTAGCGTTCAGAGCAGGGGTGTAATCAAGAACACCAGCCATGGTGAGGGCGGAAGCCACATCAGCAGAACAGATGATCATGTTACCCTTGCCACGACGAGTGAGTTGTGCAATCGCGTTGCAATCTCTCTCGATCTGGAACAGAAGACCCTTGAATTTCTCAACGGACCAACGTCCATTGCTATCGAGGTCAAGGTCAAATGTACCAGCGGCGTTCACGTTGTTCTGAGCACCGGGGCGAGCAGTTCTGTAAACTGTACGAACAACCTCACGGTTGATCTCAGCCAGGATTTCAGAAGAAAGGATGTTAGCCAGTTCGGCTTCAGCATCCAGACCATGAATGGCTCTCAAGTCTTGAGCCAGTTCCATGCTGTACTGAGCCTTCAGGGCACGGCCTCTAGCTTCCACCATAACCTTCTCAATCGAGAAGCCCATCTGACGGAATTCTTTGCCAGTCTCACCAGCAGACTCAAGATCACCAGTGTTGATCTTGGGTGTCATTGCTGACAGGATTGGATCGTAGGCGTCGCCACCAGGCTGGGTAGCAGCCACAGCAGGTGTGGATCCATCGATGTTCACGAAGTCGTCTTGGCCACCAACGGTACCATCAAGGAAGTTGCCACTGTTTGTCGAGGCAAGCAGACCAGGGTTAGCGGATTCGCCATTAGGATCGAATTCAACCGTCTTACCAGCAGGCAGGTTGCCCAGGTTAGCGGAGAACTCAGGATCGGGCTCGTTGAAGAATGCTTCTTCTGTGCCGTCAGGACCATCATACAGAGCTCTCATCGCAAAGATGAGTCCTGTAGGACCGGACATTGGCTGAACACCTGCGATGTCGTAGGCGATCAGGTTAGGCATGGAGCGTCTGATCAGGGAGATCAGAACGGGGTCGAAACCAGCAACGGGACCAGCGGCGTCAGCGCCACCGGAGAAGCCAGGAGTACCATCGCCAAATTGGCCATAGGTACCTGTGCCATCGAAGCCAGTGTTCATTGTGGGTGCTTCAGTCAGAAGACCGTTGCTAACACCCATTGCGCTTTGCTCACGGAGAAAGCGCTCTTGGTTTTCCAGGAGTTGAGCGGTAACTGCCTTTCTATAACTATCTTTGATCTCAGGAAGATCATCGTGTCCAAGAATAGGAGCCCACTTTTCCTGCAGATGTTGTGCAGACATTGTTTTAATGTTTGTGGAGTTTGTTTAATTACGGAGTGATCTGCCAAGAGCATTCACATATGAAGCCATTGAGGTTCCATAAGTCTCTTGCAGTGCTTGCTCTACAGGCTCACTAGCCTCCTGTAGGATTTCCTCGTTTTGCTCGGGAGCACCCACAAAGGATTCCTTCAGGATGTTGAGCTTTTGTGTGTAGACATCTTCACTTTCAAACTCGACGCCTTCAGCTAGGCCAGCAAGTTTTTCTTTAGCTGTCTCTGAGAGATCCCAAGAGACGTCAGCAAGAATAGATTGGCGCTGGTAGCCTGACATCTGTGAGGCGAGAGAAACGTTTGTCTCAATCTGCTCATTCAGTTTGTCTTCCATATCATCAAGCTTCGCAACCATCGATTCGAAGATATCATACTTCTCATCGGGGAGGGTTACGTAGTGGTCCTCAAACAGGGTTCTCATTCCCTGCATGAAGGACTCGGAGAGTTCATTCTTGATGCCGTTCTCGACAACAAGTTTGTTCTCTTCCAACCATTGCTGGCTGGTGTAGTTCAGGAACGACTCCACCTTCTCGGCGATGTCGGTAATCTCTTGCTCGAAACGAGCAGAGAACTCTTCCTCAAGACGCTGAACTTCGATCTTGAGCTTCTCGTTCAGGGCACCTTCAAAGATGACCTTTGCCTTCAGTTTGAAGTCGTCAGAAGCTTCATGATCAGAAGCCAGTTCATCCATGGCTTCGCCAGCAGTTGCGTCAACTTCGGCGTGCTCTTTGGTTGATGTGGGCTTAGACTGCCCAGGAACCAGAGAAGGTTGGATGGATGTGTCAGGACCCTCGTTGGAACGTCCAGGAGACGTGCCATCATAAGATCCAGAACCAGGGATAATGTTGTCACCAAGTGACTCCATTCCACCAGAGGCAGGAGCTGCCTTATCATTGACAACTGTCTTCGACTGAGAAGGAACACCGCTGGTGTCAATCTTTGCAGAATCGTTGTCAGGTTTATAGTCCTTGTTGGTGGGACCTCCCTTATCGTCGCCCTTAGATTGTTGACCGGGTACGATCGAGGGATCCAGGGAATCCATCGAATCAGGAGCACCCGCCTTAGCATTAACTGCTGTGCGTGATTGTGCCATTTGTCAAGTTACTGATTTTTTCATTTATTTATCAGTGTTATTTAGAGAACACTGTGGTTGTAAGGTGTAATCTTACGTAAAACTCAACCCATCAGGAGGTCTCTAAAACCTTCAAGGATAGCTTCGTTTAGTTGTGATTGTGGTGCGGAATCAATTGTTTGTTTGACACGCTGAACATCTCTTTCTTTGAGAAGTCCATTGTCCCAGACCCACTCTTTGCCTTCCATAATGCCTTGAACGAAAGCATCTGGAGCACTGGGATCTGCAACAATGTCAGCAGCAGTAGCCAACATGAAGTCTTCACCCACATAATTAACGCCGTTACGCTGATTGAGAGATCCCATGCCGCGTGAAGACACGCCCAGCGTAACCCCATCATTGAGGAGAGCCCCAGCGATTCTTCCCATTGGCGTCTCAAGAATCTTGGCTCTTCCAACGAAGTTAGAACCTTCTTGCTTGAGGCTGGTAATCTTATGGGATACTCTGTCAAGATTGACAGTGGGTCCATCAGGATGTCCCAGCTCTCCCATGGCTCTGTTCTTAGAAATGTATTGCTCATTGTATCTACCGACTTCTTTTGCGAGAATGCGGGATTCATAAATGCGTCCATTTCTATTTTTGATGTCACCTTGCAGAAAAGGTCCCTGAATATAGAATGACTTTTTGCCATTCTTTTCCTCATAGAGGACCTCTACTGTCTCGATTTCTTCTCTAATGAGTTTCATTGTTCTTCGTATTCAGATTCCGAATCACCGATTTCATAATCACCTGGCTCTTCTGTACTTACTTCACCAGTGGGAGCCATGTCCACGACGGGAGCGAAGTAATTTTTAGCCACATCTGGCTTGATATCATTGATTGCAGAGTAAGAACGACCCATAAGTTCTGAGTTGAGAACATCAGAAGCTTCGGCATTCTTGCCTTGTACAATCAAATCGATAAGTTCTGCAACTCTAGACATAATAATTGATGTACTATAAGATTATTTAGAATGGTGAGGCATTAGGACCTAAACCACCACCTCCACCAGGTGATGGCATCGTGGATGCACCACCTCCACCGATGGCATCCATTGCTTGAGGATCGAGTGGTGCAGGTTGTTGGAAGTCACCGGATATATCCATGTCACCTTCCAATGCGGCATTAGGATCTTCTTGTGCTGGTTGTTCTTCCTGTTGCATTGATGCATTAGGATCAGGAATGATTCCAACATTCCTTTCATAAGCAATTTGATGGTCGATTTCCTTAATCTCACCATCAGTGTAACCAAGAAGACGATTACGAACTTGATAGACAGAGAAGTACTTACCAAGATAAGGTTCAGCCATTGCAGCTAATTGAAGACGATTGTTCATCATCTCAATCTCTTTCAATTCAGCGTAATGATTATCATAGATGAAGTCAAATTGCATATGCTCCTTCATGGAATCAAATTCTTTAGGAGACACGACACCTTTTAAGACAAGTTGTGTCTTTAGAATGTCAATAAAGAGAAGAGAGAATTTCTTTCTCATTCTACCAACGAACTTGGCAAATTTAATCTCATCTCTTGAGACATTATCTGATTGTCCAATCTGGAACCCATCACCCTTCTCACTTCTAGAGGGTGGAACATTCAATGAACGATACAGTTTCTCTTGAAAATACTTGAGATCCTCAAGTTCACCAAGGTTTTGTCCACCTGGAAGTGTGGTAACTTCTGTGCCTCTACCACCTTCACGTCGTGGCAACCAGTAGTCTTCAAGCATTGACATGAACTTCTTATCATCTTTAATCTCACCAGTATTTTGATCATAAGAAACCTTTGTTCTGTATCTCGCCATCACATCACGCAGATATTGTTCTGCCTTTTGTTTGGGAAGATTGCCCACATCAATGTAGAAGAGACGTCTTTCAGGTGCTCTTGCCATTCTATAGATGACGATGGCATCTTCCATCCATCTTAATTGATTAAGAGATTTGTTAGCCTTATTCAGATAAGATAATACTTGTCCATTATTGGCATCAACTAAACCTGATGTGATGTAGGTGACAGCATCTCTTGCAATTTTGATTGTCTGTTGTTGGGAATTCTGTTGCCAGTTATTCCCAATGTAATTCATTCCTTTCTTATTATAAAGGAAATATTCCTGTACTCTCGCGGGGAACTGAGCAGTTCTTTGTCCAAAAACCTGAGGTTGAGTA